GGTTCTTCATCGATGCTTTTATAAAAAAACCGTTTCATTCATTAGTGCACATAATTGTGCAGGAGTATACAAAATGGCTTATTATAGAACTAGAAGGCGTTCCTCTTACAGATACAGGACTCGCTCCGGCAGAAGGCCCTCTTACAGGTACAGGACTTACAGGAGGTATTGAGCATGGTCGCAGTCAGGGTTTCCGAAACTTACGATCTGTCTACCAAGATAGGCAAAATGGGTCTCGTCGGAATTCACACCCCTACCGGAGATCTCATTAGTCGCATGTGGCCTGGTCTGATCCTTCAGCACGAGAAGTTCAGATTCGTGAAGTGTGACGTCGCAATGGCGTGTGCGTCCATGCTCCCTGCGGATCCTCTCCAGATTGGAGTTGAGGCTGGTGCAATCGCACCCCAGGACATGTTCAATCCCATCCTCTACAAGGCGGTCTCTAACGAATCTATGAATCAGTTCCAGGCCTGGCTCAACATTGTCAATCAGACTGCCGGTCTCACTGGTGCCTTCAATCAGGGATCTGTCGTCGATGTCAATGATCCTAATTTCGTCGGTGCCAATGGTACTCATGAATATGATCAGTTCAGCATGTACTATGCACTTCTTGCCGACTCTGACGGGTGGAGAAAGTCCATGCCTCAGGCCGGTCTTGAGATGCGCGGTCTCTATCCTCTGGTCTTCCAGGTCGTCTCTCAGTTCGGTTCCGGACCGGAGAATAGTGCCGGTGATGCTGATTCTAACATTTCCGTTCCCGGTCTCTCCGGTGAAGCTGCTGATGCAAGTCCCACTTCCCGTTTCGGAACCGTCTCCAGCATTCAGAACCGCACCATGCGCGGGCCTTCTATGCGTATGCCTGCGATTGATACTACCTTCTTTGTCAACAGTACTTCGACTGATTCGGCTCTTCTACCTGGTGGAATCAACGTTGACACGTCTCTGGACAAGGTCCCTCCTGCGTACGTCGGCTTGATCATCCTCCCTCCTGCCAGACTCAATCAGCTCTACTACCGTCTCAAGGTCACCTGGACTATCGAGTTCACCGGTCTCAGATCTGCCGTGGACATCTCCAACTGGTTCAATCTGCAGAACATCGGTCAGCTTGCCTATGGTTCTGACTATGAGTCTCAGTCTGCCAAGATGTCTGCCAAGACTGGCATGGTTGACACTACTGGGTCTAGTATCACCAAGATCATGGAGGGTAGTTGATGGGACGTAATGCTCAGCAGGCACTTTACGAGAACTTCGGCAATCCCAATTCTGAGCTGTTCATCGAATCTCAGAATAAGTTCCGTTATCTCGGTGCGAACATTCCCATTCTTGGGGATATCATCCGCGCTCAGGACAATTGGAACTATTGGTCTGATTACATGGAGAACCGTGGACTCTCTTGGGCTGACGTCAAGTATCCTACCCGTCTCTCTGGATCCGGTTCGGGATATGGTGCCGTCTCCTTTGTGAGTTCCAATATCGAGAGGTTGTACAAATGAGGTGGAAAATATCGTTTCGTCTCGATGCAGCGGATGATGATACTGGAATCGCGGTCAAGGACCTGATCGTTGAGCCGTTGGATCCCTAGGTTGCCGCGATCTGTGAGATCCCAGCCGACGAGTAAACCTCTTACCCCCCTAAAGGGGGGTAATCGGACCGCCCTTAGTGTTACGATTAGGGCGGTCCTCCCCGCGATGTCTGCCTTGTGGGTTGAGGGCGTCAGCCCCTGCGCGGAGCGCAGTTTGGGAATTTGTCAAAATTCGAATATGCACCAGCGGTCCCTTGACAGTTTGTCCAGCTTAGGTAGAGTGTTCGTGAGCACCAGCACCTTGACCCCCCTGATGTTGATCATCCTCGCGTGATACCGTGTGTCGTAGATCAGGCCGTCTTTGATGCTCTCTATCGCGCAGTATAGCTGGTCGGACCACTTCCAAGAGCGCGGAATGTCGATGATGACGTAGGGTCTCCATCCTCCGTCCATGTAGCAGGATGCGACCCATTGGATGAGCCCCTTCACGGTGTCCACGGTCGGCGGAGTGACGTAGGCGAGCCCACGCTCCCACAGGGCTCCGCAGAACCACGACTTGCCTACGTTCCCGTTTGCGTCGTACCAAACCATCACCTCACGGTCGTTCGTCGACTGTAGGGCGAGCAATGCCCGTTCCTGCCTGGGCCTCAGTGTTCCGAATCTTTGATGAAGAGTCTCAACTCTGTCTGAACTTGTCCAGAATTGTCCTTCCTTCCGCTCGTATAGGCATTCATCGACGCCCTGTTGTGCTTCCTCGATGTGTGCTGCAGGGATGTGGTGCTTACACCACTTGAAGAACTCATCGTTGCTTGTCTCGATCCGGATCTGCCAGTGCTCGTATCCATTCTTTCCACGCTCCTTCCCTATGATCCACTTCTTGCAGTCGTTTACATCAATCATTATTTTCAGCGCCTTTTTCGGTACCGAGCGCGGAACAGTCATGATGTACTTTTTCAT